CAGGTGTGATGCTAACGAGTGATACTTCCATTAGTCGCAACCGTCGTCGTACATTTCATCGTAATCAAGTGGTGATGCTGAGAATGCTTCTTGCTTATAAGCATCAACATCAGAGTAAACCTCAGATTCTAGTTCCTCTACAATCTCTTTAAGAGCCCTAACCAAAACTTTTAGTTTTGCTTTATTCATGATGATAACTTTTCACTTAATTATAATACAAAAAAAGAGGGGTGTAAACCCCCTCTTCTTCATTCTTTAGACTAACTGCAAGGTGATGCCTTACTGTTAACTTTCAGACCACGATACATTAATTCGTGTCTTTCACGCTTTGCTGCTTCATCAAGCACCTTTGCGTTGTACTCTTCGGTGTCATACTCGACACCTCTGTATGTGACTTGTGCCATTTGGTTTCTCCTGTAAGTAGTAGGGGTTTTTACTCCCGTTCCTTCAGTCGGCTTTTGCGTCTCCCGTAGGAGATGAACGAACCCGTTCCGAGTCGGCTTACTTGCGTCTCACGAATGAGATGAACGTAAAGGTATGTTAGCATACCCACACTATATATGCAAGTAAATGTAGCAAAGACTACAATTTTTAAGGGTTTCTTTATATTTCCTTAAATTAAGTTAATGGATTGCCATTTTTGTCAAGTAAACCCAATTTTTTTACTTGCCCCAAGTTTGATTTCTGTCTCTTCTTAATTTTTTTGTATTGTTTTATTAACTTATCAACCTCTGCATTAGGTATATTCACCTTCAATTGTTCGTCTTGATTTTGAACAAATCCTAAACCAGTTTTCTCTGTCTCCTTTTGATTATCTATGTAATCATTTATCCCCTCTTGTATCTCATCTTTAATGAGTGCATTGATCTGTGCACGAAGTTCCTCATCCTTCATGATCTTCTTTTCTTTTTCTTATCTGGTGCTTTATATCCCCACATAGCTGGGCTAATATTTCCACGACCAAAATCTATTCCTTGAATAGATCCCTTTCCAAACTTATCAAAATACAAATCAAAGATGTTTACCTTTGATCCTCTACACAAATCAAAATGAACTTTATCTTTTAACTTATAGGTTACTATCATCGCATCACTAGGGTAATTTGTTTTTCCTAGTTGCTCTTGATTAGCATTTTCTATAAGTAATTCACATCCATATTCAGCAATGGCCTCTTTTTCTTTCTTATCCCATGTTGGTGGGTTTGGTGGGGTTGCTGTTTTCTTAGTTTCAGTTGCCATAAGATCTATCACTCCATTTAATATCAGGAAATGCCTCCGCAACAATTGGTTGCGAAAGTTTATATTTTTCAGTAAGGTTCTTATCTTTGACTAGACAAATAATCTTTGCCTCTTCTGGATGAAGACCTTCGAGCATTTGGATAAACATACTCTCTCTACGAAGAGCAGATAAAGTATCATTACCACCTTTGATAAAATGATATAGGTTTTTCCACTCTCTACGAAGAGATGTATGATCTGTTCCTACAGGAACTTCATTCTCTTTGTATGGAACTTGTCCATCAGGAACTGCAGACTTGACACTAGAATCAAAATTCCATATTAAAATGGCAGTCAGAGCATCATTTCTATATTCTTTTAAGATACTTATCTTCTTTGCCTTTGTCTTTTGTTCTTCAACGAGATCAAGAATCTCATGAACGAAAGGATTAGGAGGAAGCTTTACTCTTGCCTTTGGAGTTACCTTAGTAACTGTGGCATTTCCTGCAGGAGTCTTAGTCGTTTTCCTCATCGTCTTCTGGTTTGTCATAATTTTCAAATCGTACTGCTAAAATTTCATCGGGTGATAGGTTTCCATTTTCATCAAACATCTCTGGATGTGCGAACACTTGTTGAGGTGTAGTATCATATGAGTGTTGCCTTGCCACCCATCCTATCACAAAACCCACGATTAATGCAAGGAAGGTTACTACTGATGAAATAGTAAGTGTTACTATTAAAGTTTCCATGATGGATCTCCAGAGGTTATTTTTTTGTTATGTTTAAAGTAAAAGTTATCTCTCTGCCAAAGAGATTTAACTTAAACTGAAGGGTTGGTTTTGGTTTTGGTTTTCTTCTCCTATTTCTAAGTAACAGTTCAACACCTTTATTCATTTCGGTGTTTGAGTTATTTAGAGGACTTTCTACCTCTTTTTCTGTCATTGCTATACTGGTATGCATGGTGAAGTATGGATTCAAGATAAGTTTTTATCTTTCTTGCTTGAGGTTTTGGTATGTGACCATAGGCCTCTCGCAATATTTTGTGCTCGCTATCGTTACCTCCTCTAATATATTCTTGGAGTTCATCTATAGTTGAAACAATTTCTTTAGTGGTTGAACTATTTAAAAATTGATCTACTTCGACTTTCTTTACTCCTTTCACTTTGAGATACTCATAGAAGTTTAGCACAAATTTGTTTTCAAAGGCAAGTTCTATTGCCTTTTCAACATCGAAGTAAACTTCGTCGAAGTATTTTGTCATCAGACTATGTTTTTTTCTTGCAGATACTTTACAGTGTCACTACAACCTCCTAGTTTTTTTCCATCTACTGTCACTTGAGGAAAAGTAGATCCCTCACCAAACTCTTCGTAAAAACTTTTTCGGTCAAAGTGCTTATCTAATTTATAAGTAACAAAATTTAGACCACTTATTTCCAATACTCTTTCTACCTTCTCACAGTATGGGCATCCGTCTTTTGAATAGACTGAAAAGTTACGACCTAATACTCTTTCCTCTGGATCTAATTTTCCGTTCATTTAGATTCTCCGAATAGTGATAGTGTTTTTTTATAATCAATATCAAATAATTCTAACCCTTTATCAGTAAGAATGTGATTGTACATTGCCTCAAATACTTTAGGTGGCATGGTGCAAATCTCAGCACCTTGTGAGAATGAATGTTCTACATCAGCCACACTTCGGATAGATGCAGATAAGATCTCACATTTGTCATAAGGCAACACCTCCCTAATACGTTTGATTAGATTACATCCACCAAACCTCTGATCATCTACACGACCCACGAATGGTGAAATATATGTTGCACCTGCTTTGGCGGATAGAATCGCTTGTGAGGCACTGAATATCAAAGTGACATTAACTCTAATATCAAAAGAAGAAAGATCCTTACAGGCGATCAGGCCCTCTCTAGTGCAGGGAACTTTAATAGTAACAGATTCACCAAACTTATCTATCAATCTATTTGCCTCTTTGATCATACCCTCTGCTGTATCAGAAACAACCTCCATGCTTATGTCCTTGATACCTAAGTTTACAAGTTGTTTGTATACAAAGTCTGGTTCTTGACCACTCTTCATAATCAATGATGGATTTGTTGTCACCCCATCTATCAATCCAGTTTCAATGAAATGTTTGCCAATGATTTTAATATCAGCAGTGTCGAGAAAGATTTTCATTTTGTTTGTGATGCTCCTTGTCTTCTAATAATTATTCTATCGTTTTTATAATCTGCTGTGAATTCTAGAATCTCGTCATGATCCCAACATAATTCCTCATACAAAGCGTTGAGTTTTTCCATGTCTTCATACAGATCGGATGGCTCTGGCATTAAATTAAATCCTCTGTAGTAATTATACTAACACATAATTATTAGATTGCCAATCACCAGTCGGGATAACCGTCAACTGATGGTGTTGATTGTTTTCTATTGTTAATAATTCTTCTAATGGTGCACTCTTTACACTCGTATGAATATGATGACACTAACTTAACATTTTTACGAACACGATAGTATGACTGTAGAAGATTTTTTGTCTCACCACATACTCTACATTTTCTTTCTTCTAGTAGGAGGTGAGCAAGTTTTAGTTGTTCGTCTAGATCCATAAAAAAAGAGACCCTACACTAGTTAGGGTCTCGTAAGTTCCGACTGTAGAGACGCACGAAAGGTCTCATCAGTATTTAGAGTGCATTACCTCTTGGTAATACTTCTTCTGGGAACACAAAGTTCTCGTGTGGTTGGTCAACTGATGACATCCATGCT